CCAACCCAACAAGCGATCTCCTAACTTGCAAAAGTACAAGTCGTTTATCGACCAAGAGTTTGAGATCGTTGGTGCGTACCAGAACAAGGGTAAGATGGAGAACCAGTGTACTTTTACTTGCGTGACAGAGGACGGTACAGAGTTTGGTGTCAAGCCCAAAGGAACCGAAGCACAAAGAGAACAATACTGGATTGACTTTCAAGCAGGAAAACTTACTGGCAAAATGTTAACAGTAAAATTTTTCGAGTGGACGACCAGCGAAAATCCTGTGCCAAGATTCCCAGTCGGTCTAGCAATCCGCGATTATGAGTAATTTCTAAAGTTTCCACTTGACAATCCCGATACGTATATTATGATGATATGCGTAGTCGGGTTTTTCTAAAATACAAAGGATCAAAAATGTCTTACAACTTATGCTGCATTTCAAACGAACTCAAAGAGCAAGGCCACAAGTTTCAAACCATGACGTGGAAGCGATGGACGCAACTGTGCGACGAGCATGGTGCAGAGTACGCACTAGATCAGCTAGGCAAGCGTTGGCTCAATAATTTAGAAGTAACTGGTGAGTGCATAGAACACTGTGCAAACAACTTTTGGGGTTATCGTGTTTCGTCCTCACTTTTTCCCTGCTTGACTCATCCAGAGTTTGTATATGGCATTTCAGATGTTCCGCAATATCGTGAGATCATAGAAGAAATGAAAGCTATTGCAGAATACAACGAGGACTGGCAGGTGCGTCTGTCTACTCATCCTGACCAGTTCAACGTACTTGCGTCAGAGAACCAGTCAGCAGTAGAAAAGACCATTACAGAACTTAATCATCACGGTTGGGTTATGGATATGCTAGGTTGCGAGCGTAGTTACTACAATCCCATCAATATCCATGTTAATTGCACCAAGGGTGAGCTTGTAGATATTGCCTGTCGGTTTATGTCCAATCTAAACAAGTGCGATCAAAGTGTGCAGTCTCGCCTTGTTGTAGAGAACGAGGACAAAGGTTGCTGGACTGTTGCTAACTTGCTAGAACATTTTAATATTCCAATTACTTACGACAACTTGCACGACAAGTGTAATCCGTCAACTGCTGCTACACACGTTTCCAACATGGCGGCATGTGCGGCTACATGGGGAAGCGTCAAGCCTTTGTTTCATTACAGCGAGTCATGTCCAGATGCGACCAATCCACGCAAACACGCACAGATGCCCACAGATTTTCCTACCACTGACAGATATGATTGGGACATAGAACTTAAATCCAAGGACAAAGCGATTCGTGGGCTTTCAATGACAGTCCAATCCCTACAGGAAGCGTGGTACAAGCAGAGTATCGAACTTGTGCGACAGTCAGAGGAAATGGGTCTTTATGACACTCAAATGAACATTGCTAATAAAGTAATGGAAGAAGATAAAAAAGTTCTTGAGATGTTGAGAAACGGTCGCGTCGCTGGCAAGCAGTGGATCGCGACCTCCGGCGAATTTGTTATCAAGAAAAGTGAGGAAGGAACTGCAAGAATTGCCGACCCACGATACCGAGAAGATAGGTCTTACTAATTACCGCCAGATATTTATAAGTGGAGGGGTTTTGTACCCTGAAAGGAATTGACAAATGAGTAAAGAATTAGAACAATCAGAAAAAATCTTTGAGGCCATTAAGATTCTGATGGAATTTGGCGAGAAGGATTTAGCGTTTCAGTTACGGGTTGCTCACGACACCCATCTGCGGTTAAATTGGAAAGAAAGAACATAAGGAATTGAAAATGAAGCAAATTAAAAAAGACATTAAAAAAGCAGAAGAGAATATTAACACAATCTTAGTAGGACTGGCTGAGAAATACGAAGATGTTAATTTTGATTTGGATTACGAATCAATTTCTGTCAAGCAGAGTTTCGGATTTTCTGCTGGAACAACAACAAAAATAGGCAATGCTAAGATAACAGCCTCTATTAAGTAGGAGTTGAAAAATGAGTGAAATAGATCAACATTGGCTAACAGCTTTCCTGTTTTCCGCATTGGCGACTTTATCGCTTATGTGGTGGCGTGATTCTCACGACACGAAGGAGGCAATTGATTGGCTTGAGGATGAGAATAATCGACTATCAGAGGAGCATAATGATTTAGTAGATATGTGCAAAAACCTTTTGAATATTATTGATACCTGTGAAGGTAGTACCAGTGCTTGGAGAGGCCGCGACCCTACGATTCTTGAACTCGCAGAAATTCTAAAAGATATTGATGAGTGTGTAAATCCGAACTGTCAAAGCGGTACGCAGATAAAGGAGTTGAAAAATGAATGAACGAACAGCTAAAAAGTTAATGTCGAATATAAAATTTGGGCAGACCAGAAATGCGGCAAGAAAAAGTCTAGGTCAGGGGTTAAGGGTTCAACCTATAGAGGTGACTACTAAAGACCTCATTGGGAAGTTTCACGATCAAAACGGAAAGTGTTATTGGTCTGGAATTAGTTTAGATGAAAACTTTAACTACATAAAGCGACACCCATTGGCAATATCAGTAGACAGGCTTGACAACAGTATTGGCTACATTTACGACAACCTAGCACTAACTCTTAGAGTTTTTAATTTAGGAAGAGGGTCGTTCACAGGAGATTTTACAGACGTAATGAAAACTATTCGTAAAAATATTAAAGATACCAATTGACAAACGCCGATACGTATTGTATAATAGGGTAAACCAAACGGAGACAAGCATGAAATTAAAAGTTAGAGTAGAACAAGATGAATTCACAGCAAGAGTCGCACAGGCTTTTGATCTGGATTTTGATGGACTTATCGAAACAGAGATTCCTGATTTTAAGTTTCCACCATACAATTCTTACAACATAGGATTGGTTGTGGGATCAAGTGGCAGCGGTAAAAGTACCCTTTTGAAAAAGGGTTTGTGGTGGGATAGTCCAGAAATGAAAGCTGCGTCTGCCAGCGAAGATGGTATATTTAACTGGGAACACAACAAAGCGATTGTATCTCATTTTGATAGTCCAGATGAGGCCATTGAAAAGCTACATGCTTGCGGTCTTGCGTCAGTACCTACGCTATGCAAGCCGTTCCATGTATTGAGTAATGGCGAAAAGTATCGTGCGGAATTTGCTAGGATGCTAGAGGATGATTTGGTTATGGACGAATTTACGAGCGAAGTAAATCGCGAAACAGCAAAGAGCCTCTGCGTAAGTGCCAGTAAATATATCCGTAAGAAAGACCTAAAGAATATTGTGCTTGCATCTTGCCATAAAGATATAATTCCTTGGCTACAACCTGACTGGGTATTCGACTGCGATACAGGTCAAAAGTTCGAGAACGACAACGTAAAAGAGAATCTCAACCGAGTTGCTAAGATAACGATAGGATAAGTTATGTTTGACAAACCACAGTTAGAATTAGATGTTTACGAGATACCCAAGGACTTAAAAAGTAAGTATTGGGAGATATTCAAGAAGCATCATTACCTTGACGGTGCTATCAACAAAGGTGCTAGGTGTTGGGTTGCATACCTCTGGGGCAATCCTGTGGCCTTTAATTCTGTCTTAGCTATGCCAAGCGGATCGCTGAAGCGAGCGTGGCGAGAGCATCGTTTGGTTGTTTTGTCGGACTATCAGGGGATGGGCATAGGAAGTGCCATGAGCGAGTGTGTTGGAGAGATTTTACTGTCAGAGAACAAGAGATTCTTTTCCAAGACTGCAAACATAAAGCTAGGTTCTTACAGAAATAGTAGACCACAATGGCGACCAACCAGCAAGAATGGAATCGCAAGAAAAGACCATATAAAAAGCACCAGAGAAAATTACAACAATATGGTTAATAAAAAATTGTCTTTACGGGTATGCTACTCCCATGAGTATTTGGGATGCCAAGAAAATATTATTTAAAATTTGATTGGTAATTCAATTAAAACCGACTATAATAAGGAGTTAGAAGATCACAAATGAAATACAGAGGTCAGTCAGACAGTAAGTTTATGGTAACACAAAGGTTGTTACAGAAAAAACTGCTTCAATCAAAAGAGTCTATAGAAAATGAAGCAGAGAAATTTGCCTTAGAGATTAAGCTCAAGAGGGCGAAAAGACAAAATAAAAAACAAGAAGGTTTCTTCGCTACAATACAAGAGAAGTTCTCTAAATTTATCTCAAGGATTTGGTAATATGATTGAAGTAAAAGTCACAAAAGAAATGCTCAAGAAAGCTGGTGAAAAGGCTAAAGAAATGGGTACTATCAACAACTCTATAGTTCGCGGAGATGGGAATATCGCAGGCTTTTTGGGAGAAGAAGTTGCAAACAACATTTTGAGTGGACAAATCCTTAACACGTTTGATTATGATATATTGACTGGTGATCTATGCGGAAATAGTCAACAGATTACTTGGGACGTTAAGACCAAGAGATGCAAAAGCCCTCCGAGAGATTATTATGAATGTTCCGTTGCAGACATACAAAACCAAAAGTGTGACCGCTACGTATTCGTAAGGGTACAAACCCCGATTGTCGATCAAGGCAAAGCGTGGGTGCTTGGATGGCTACCCCGCGAAGAATACTTTAAAAAGGCTAGGAAGATGACCAAAGGCGAAACTGATACATCCAACGGGTTTGTTGTCAAAGCAGACTGTCACAATGTTGCAATAAAAGATTTAAATAAATTTGAAAGTAGAAAATGAAAAACAAAGTAGAACTAATTGGATTTTATGGTGACGACGAGACTATTGCCTGTTCAGCTTGGACATCAACATCACGAAAACTTACGGACGAAAAAAAGGCTAGGGTCAGCAAACTTATCAATATGTTATGGAGCGAAGGTCATGAGACTCCCTTTGAAAAAGGTGTTATTCATTTTATTGTTGACACTGATATTGCATCCCATATCCATCTTCTTAAGCACCGTATTAGTAGTCTTAATGCTGAGTCTGCTAGATACAAGGAATTGAAGGAAGATAAATACTTCCTGCCGGAAGATTGGGGTGATGTAAAATCATCAAGATATATTGCTTGGCTAGATGATTTTTCTTTTGGTGTGAATGGAGAAAAATGGACTGACATTTTAGAGAATTATACCAATTTAGGTAACAATCTTTACCACCAATGTATCGCAGACCTAGAACCAGTATTGGGACGCAAACGAGCAAAAGAGTCAGCAAGGTTTTTCAAAACATACAACAGTCAGATTCAGGCAGATGTAATGTTCAATATGCGTAGCTTTGCTAACTTTGTGCAACTAAGAAATAGTAAACACGCACAGCTAGAGATCAGAGACATTGCAGCAGAGATGCTGAGAATCGTTACAGATATTGCTGGAGAACCTTTCAAAGCTACACTAAAGGCTTTTGAGGAACGACGAGAGTTGGATGAAGTGGTGAAAGAATTATTGAAATCAAACGGTGGCGATGTTAAAAAGACATCCCACGACATTCTTGAATTGATGCTACCTTTCTAGGAGAGACAGTGGACATTAAACAACAAAAAGAATATGTAGAAATACTTAGAAAAATGTACGAAAAAGTTTTGCGACTTTGTGGAGAAGGCAGTAGGCAAGAAAAATCTTTTTTAGATATACTTGTAAAAGAAACTGAAATTTTAGACGAAATGGAGTCACAATGAAAAGTTTTTATAGAATAGCTATTGCCTTTGTTGTCTTGACTTTGTTCCTCCGTGGCGTGCTGTTTATAACCCACACCGCTTCGACCGTCTTTACTAACCCTACAGAAAAAGAAGCGAATGAAATTGTTGCCACGCAAAGATACGGCACAGAAACTTATTGGCAAGATATAATCCAAGAAGAGATCGGTGGAGAAAAAGAATACCGATTAGATGATGGTACGCGAGTCGATTTGCTTTTCGAGGACAAAGCCTGTGAGATTGATTGGGCAAATAAATGGGCTGAAGGAATCGGTCAGTCGATTTATTACGGCCTTAAAACGGAACGCCCACCGTTAGTGATTCTTCTTGCAAAGAAAGATGGCTGGGAAAAGTACCGTGACCGAGTTGAGTATTGCGACATTGAATGTTGGGTGTATGACACAAGAATCGAGGGTTGGGTTGACCATGAATAAAAAAATTGTTGACGATATAATTATGTGGTTCTCTGCAATATCGCGAGAAGTGCTGTGGGTGACCTCGTTCGCTGTGGCTGTAGTTATGATTGTCGGTGTAATCAACTCATCGAGAGCTTCAAGTCCAAAACAAAAAGATTATATTTTGCACAGCATAACATCAGATGGAACGGCTTTTTATCTCCACATGGATGAAGAAGAGTACCAACAATGGGCATCAGAAAATCATATTAAAATTAAAAAACTACAACTGGAGAAATAAATGAAAGTCTATGTTGTTATCTCAATAGAGCAAGAGAAAAATTTTAAGGTTTCGAGCATAGAGCCTCTAGGTGTCTACTCTGACTTTGAAACTGCTATGGAATACGTTGACAAACTGCAAGGTGCTAGAGACGCAATTTATCCAACAACCTCCAAAGAAAATAAAGAAGTGGTTTTTGATGTTTTTGAGTTCGAAGTAGACAAAGAGCCAATTTTACTTTCTTACTTGAAGTCACAGGAAAACCTCGTAAACGCGATGTTAGACAAGACTATAGAGAACTTAATGAAAGACGGACTGATAGAACAACTTATTGGGGAAGATGGACGTTTTTACTACGAGCTTACGAAAAAAGGGAAAGGTAAGGCTAAGAAATTGAAAGACTTACTTTCAAAAAATCCTCGGTGGAATGAAGATTCTTTCCGAGATTTTATTGACGACGAGGACTATGATGAGTATTAATTGTGCTGAATGTGGAAAAACGTGTGACCGCTTGCTTGAGTACAGATGTAGAATATGTGAGGAAGTTTACTGTGAAGAATGTTCGCTAAAACATTTCGGCTTAAAAGAATGTAAAGGCAGAGTGTATCAAAAAAATATAATTAAAAGTTTATTCTGGATGCTACACAAAAAGTTTTTCAGAAAAGATTAGTTAGCCACTATAGTTAAACGGTATAACTGCTGATTTCCAATCAGCTATTCGGGGTTCGATTCCTCGTAGTGGCTCTTGGCTCTGTAGCATAATTGGTTAATGCACTGGACTGTCGATCCAGCGATTGCCGGTTCGAGTCCGGTCAGAGTCGCTCCCTTCGGGGATGGAGTACGGCAAGTGCTATGATTGTAGACGTTGTTATGGGAGATTATTAGGGACGGGAGGGGCAGTTCCTCCCCGCCTCCACCAGAAGCACACCACAGTGTGTAAACCGAAAGACTGATTTCGTGGGCGTTTCGGGGTATCGGACTATGAACCGAGTTAGCCATGCACGTATTGCCTAATCTTAGGAAACGTGAGAGTCTAATAGCTGGTAAAAATCCAGAAAGTCGCAGCGAGATATTATGGTGTGTTTCTGACGGGGGCGAAATAGATTCGACCTGTAATAAGAAGTAACAATTGCAATCCGTAGTTGACAGAAGGGCTACGTTAAAAATCTGTTAAATGTTAATTGCAGAACCTAGTTTCGCAATGGCAGCGTAAGCTGTCCGAGGTTCCTATACCTTGTCACCCAACATAGGCAGTTTTTATGCCCAACCGTTTTCTGTAAAAAAACGGGGATTTTAGTGTACTACCTAATTCTATCGAATCTGCATAATGAAAAACTTTTGTAAAAATCTAAAAAACCGATTGACAAAATGCGATTCGTAGACTATAATATAGTAAACCACAACGCAAACCAAAACAACTCAACAGGAGTAAAAAATGACTACACTTACAGAAATGGCAAATGCCCATCTTATGAATGTTCAAAGAGAGATTCAAAATCTAACATTGAGGAAAGCAGAAATTGAAGAAGAAATCAAAAAACTACAGGATTATTTAGTTGAAGGCTCATCGGCCTTAAGAAATGACAATGTTCAGCCAAGTGCTGAGGAAGAAAGTTAATTTAACAAGTATTGGAGAGATTAAATGGAAAGTAAAGAGTTTTACACGGCACTCACACGATTGCCAAACAGCTATTTTAACACGGAGGGTGAACTTACTGGTTCAATCGCTGGCGGTCAGTACCGTGGTGAATCAGTAAACCCAGTAACCGCAGTTGCATACAAAGCTACTGGTACTGTTTACGGAACCAACAAGCGAGGAACTTTGCAGGCTGGTAGAGCCTTGGGTTTGAACAAAAACTTTACTGAAACAGCTTACAACGCAATCACGGGCGGTTCGAATCGTGGTAACACACAAGTAGTACGTGGAAAAATTAGATCAGCATTAGGAGTTTAAAAATGGATAGTAATTGTTGGGTTGGTGTAGGTCGTCTAACTAAAGATGCCGAGTTCTCTACCACTAAAAAGGGAACATCAATGAGTAAGTTTCGTATGGCTGTCAACGACAGGCGAAACGATAAAACTCTCTTTATTAATGTGTTGTGCTTTGGTAAAATGGCAGAAAGCCTTCAGCCTAAACTTGTAAAAGGGCGAGAAGCGTCAATCCAAGGCAAATTAAACATTGATGACTACGAAGATGAGAACCAAAACAAAAGAAGTTCCGTCTGCATTATGGCAGATGAAATTTCCCTTGGTCTTGATCCAGCAAATATCGCTCCAAGAGTGCAATCTGATTCGTAATATGGTTCGGTATGTTGCTCCCGAATGGGAATCGAACCGATAGTCTTGGCAACCGTTAGGTTAAAACACGGGAGACACGCTGAGACTATACCCCGCCGAGAACTGGGACTTGGCGGGGTTTTTTTCTGTACTTATTTAAACCCGCTTGACAAATAGCAAAACGTACTGTATAATAGAGATTAACGATATGTATGAACCAGCGACCGTAGATTTTTTATCACAACTTTTAGCTATTTTCTTTGGCACTGTGTTTTCAGTATCATTCCTTATAGGCTCTATGGAACCAAGGACACGGGAAAAGCCAAGAGCCAGAGAAACCTTATCATCATATTTCCAAGATGAGCAGGATGTTTATGCTATTCTGTCTGGAGACGAGGAATATTTAGCAGCGCACGTTACGTTAAAACAAGAGCCTGTTGCCAGAACTGTCGCCAAGCCTAAGCCTAAACCCAAACCTAAGCCTGTCGCCAGAACTGTCGCCAAACCAAAACCAAAACCAAAACCCAAGGCTACAAAGCCCTCGCAAACTAGCTTTGGTGCAGACTGCGCTTCGTCTTTAGTAGCTTTAGGTTATAAGAAATTAGAAGCAAAGAAACTGACCGACGAAATACTTTCGAGAGACGCTAATATCAAAGACATTGATTCATTTATCAAAGAGGCTTTTAAAAAATGAAAATTAACCTACAAGCTCCAATCAATCAGCTTGGCTACGGCATAGCTGGATTAAACATACTAAAAGCATTACAGGATAAAGCAGAAGTTTCTCTGTTTACTATTGGGCAACCACAAGTTACCAATCAGGCAGACGCAGATGCGGTCAGAAAAGGGATGGAGACTGCTCAGACGTTTGACCCAAACGCACCCTGTATTAAAATCTGGCATCAGAACCAGATGGCAGAACGCATAGGGTCAGGTAAATTCATTGGCTTTCCTATCTTTGAGTTGGATACGTTTAGCGATTTGGAGAAGCATCACCTACTAGCCTGCGATGAGTTGATGGTTTGTTCGCAATGGGCAAGGAGGGTTGTTACTGGTAATAATTTTGGATACTACAAGGCAGATGGTCGTCCTAAACTTCCTCCAAAAACTCACGTTGTACCCCTTGGTGTAGACACAGAACTATTCCCGCCAGCACCAGTAAGACAAGATGACAAAACAATCTTCTTTAACTGTGGCAAGTGGGAAGTCCGTAAGGGTCACGATATTCTCATTAAAGCATTTAAGAAAGTTCTTGAACACGATGCTCGCGCAGAGTTGTGGATGATGTGCAGCAATCCATTTAACACCCGCATGGAAGATGCACGATGGAAAAAGCTATACAAGTTTCCAAAAGTAAGTATTATTCCACGAGCTGAGACACAGCAAGATGTGTATAATATCATGTCAGAAGTTGATTGTGGAGTCTTTCCTTCTCGTGGAGAAGGCTGGAATCTGGAACTCTTGGAGATGATGTCTTGCGGAAAGCATGTAATAGCCACAGATTATTCTGCACATACTGAATTTTGCACTAAAGAAAACGCACAATTATTGCCGATAGATGGTGTAGAGCCAGCGTTTGATGGCAAATGGTTCTTCAATCAAGGTAATTGGGCAAAGATTACAGAGAAAGAAGTGGACGCACTGTCTGACCTAATGATTTCATTTATTAACAATAAAAAAGGCAAGATTAATAAATCTGGAATTGAAACAGCTTCAAAATATAACTGGGAAAACACAGCGAAAGAAATAATAAAATGTTTGAACCAATCGTAACATCTAGCATTACATTCACAATGACTAACGAGGGCGACCTGTTTATAGATATAGACATTGAAGATTATAGAGACGAATCAATAAAGTCTTTCGCTAAATTAGTAAGCGCGTTAGGAACCGTACAGCTACAATTAGAAACGGCTCAGATAGCATCTAGCGGAATATCAGAAGCTATGCCTGAACAACTGGAGCTTTTTATATCAGAAATAACTAGAAGAGCAACTAAAGCATTAGAAGAATCAGAAATTGAAATTGATGAGGAAATAGAGGATAAACCAGATGGGGAAGACGACAGACCTTGTATTAGACCTTCAGACCTACTATAGTAGAGGAGAATCTACCCATGAAAAAATCACAAAAAATCGGATGGCAAAAGTATGAAGATGTTTTAGAAAGTCAAATTAATAACTCTTTAGCTGAACAGCTTTACGAGAATGTTCTAAGAAATATGGAAAAATATCAGGAAGTTGAAGACCTAGATATAGAAAAGGATTACAATTATTCGCACGCAGATGACACGACTCAAGAATTTACTCAAGTAACATTAGATAAAGAGTTTTCAAAAGAAATATTAATGGCAACCAACTACGAATGTTGGATGGGTCATTGTAACTTTAACATAACACCACAAATTAAAAAGAGCCTAGATGACATAGACGGTGTAGAAATACTAAAGGTATGTACAAGATATAGATTTTTTGTAGGTATTGGCAGAATGTTCGACTTTGCTGATGTCAGAAAAGCGATAGAAGAAAAATTAATTATTCAAGTAACTTAACAGGAGATTAAACATGACAAACATTGAGAAACAAAGCATTGAAGAGATAACAAAGTCAGAATCTTTTTTGAAAATAGCAGAATCTAAAAATTTATCCAGTAAGGATATATTTAAAATTCTTAAGAAAGCGTCCTATTCATTTAGGTTTAGCCTCACAAAAGACGAAATGATAACGTGTTCTATTAATGCGTTGTGGAAGGCCGTGGAAAGATACTCTAATGATTCAAACTGCAAATTTACCACCTATTTATACAAAGGTGTAGTAATGGAGTGTTTGACTCAAAAAAAGTTTAACTCTGAAAAAAGCTCTAAGGGTGTTAAAACTTACGCTAACTCTTCAAGCGTCTTTAGTCTTATCGAAGACTCGAAAAATACCTTCGAACCAATAGATATGCTTGATGAAATTAACTTTGCTTGCGAAGACCCCAGCTTGATTTTGGATAGATTCTACAAAAACTTGTCAATTAAAGAGATTGCAAAAGATAGGGGAGTTTGTGGGGAAAGTATCAGAATTAAAATTAAGAAAAATCTAAAAAACCTCAAACATGCACTTGAAAAAAGTGTATAATACTATTAGGATAATAGGATTATTTACGGAAATGGAAAACTACATTTTTTTTGGTCTCAATTGGAGATAATTACATGTCATACGGAAGTAGTTTTTTACAGGGTACAAAGGGCGGCACTTACGCTGCTGGTTGGAGAATTGGCACAAGTGGCGTCGTAGATGGTGGCACTATAGTCAAGGCAGGTAATAAGGCTTCTGATAGCCCAATTACCAACAGTGTTGGTGTTAGTGAGTTGGCCGACAATCTTGGTGAAAGAAACATCGGTTCTAAAGTTTTGGTTCATTCTGGAAGTGGTGCAGCCACTACTGATAGAGCAGGTGTCATGGAAGCAAGAGGCAACGGAGTCGGAACCATTGCTTTCACACCCGATCCAAGCGATAGAACAGCGTCTGCTCCACAATTTGTTATGAGAGGCGTATCTACAACCCTAAATGGCTCTGCTAATACCACAATTTTGAGCAGAGGAACCGTTGGTGATGGTAGATATGGTAATCTTCATAGCACTATCACCGATAGAAAAATTGGATCGAAAGCCGATGAAGCGTTTGACATCATGGCACGACCAAGCACTCAGATCGTTCCGGGTAGAACTAAAGGTACTGGAGCCGGTGATGCAAACCTTTATGAGAATCCGGCAGACGGATCTGTCGCTGTAGCCAGCGAAATTTTCCCATCTCGTTCAGTTCCGGGTGAATTGACGTACCACTTTGGTGCGCAAGGCAAACCTACCACTGACGAGTACAAAGCTAAAGATACGCACGAATCGTAAATTTAAGTTTTAAAATTGTTCCTCTCTCGTTTTCGGGGGAGGAACTTTTATTTGGGAGGTTTCGCAATGTTTGATGCTGAGACAATCACTTTCGCAACAGCAATAGCGGGAGCCGTAGTTTCATCTGGAGCTTTTATGTGGAAGAAACTAGTACAGCCTGCTATTAAATTTTTAGAAGATCAAGAGGACTTAAAAAAGTCGATACAAACAATTAAGAGTGAGGTAACACCTAACGGTGGCGGGTCAATGAAAGATGCCTTAAATAGCTTAAGGCAAACCTGCGGAAATATAGAAAGAAATCAGAAAGTTTTAGATCAAAGGTCTAAAGCTGCCCTACATTACCACGACAGAGCATTATTCGAAATAGATAGTAGCGGAAGGTTGTCTTGGTTTAATGACCAATTTGAGGTAATAACAAAAGGCTCTGATAGCCCCAAAAAGGGGTTCGATTGGGTGAACATTGTAGACGAGTGCGGCAGAGATGATTTCGTAAAAGAAATAGCGTCTTGTTTAGAAATGAACAGGAAAATAGATATAGTTACAAAGTCTGTTGCTGAACACAATGTACACTTTTTAGGTTATCCGTACAGGATTACGGAGAATGAACATGAGGGATTTTTAATTCATCTTTACAAGGAGAACTAATATGGGTTCTAAAAAATTTACTTTGAACTGGTCTGACTTTACAAGTATTGGAAAAAATGCAGTTCTAGTAGGTGGAGCAGCGGCTCTTACTTATGTTGCTGGAAACTTAGATCAAATTGATCTAGGATCTTTGGGCGCATTGCTAGTACCTATCGTCGCTGTTGGATTAGACACCGCTATCAAGTGGTTGAAAGACAACAAAGATGTAGAAGAAAAGGAATAGACATGGAATTTAACAGTCCTAGAGACTTGTTAAATGCCTACAGGGGAGGTTTCCAAGGTAGTGTATGCGACCCAGAGGAAACAGCCAACCTTTTAGCTAAACTAAAAACTCCAATTTTTGGTGCTACAGCTTACAGATTATACGGTAGTGGAGAGGGCAAACTCTCTCTGCCGTTTAAATCTTTATTAAAGGTTGATCCTTCTTTCGGCCCATCCGAAAGACAGACCACAGGCGATTGCGTAAGTCATTCGACAAGAAACGCTATTGATTTAACAAGAATCGTAGAAATTGATATTAAAGGCGAGTCAGAATCTTTTGAGGCTCGCGGTGCAACCGAAGGTATATACCAATCCAGAGGTCACAGACAGCAAGGTATGACCTGTTCGGGGGCTGCAAAATACGTCCACTCTAAAGGTGGAATTCTTATAAGGAAAGACTACGGAAAAGTAGACTTATCTAAATATAATTCAGCTCTTGGTGCTAACCACAAAATACCTAGTAGTATATATTCGACAGAAGCAAAGAAGCATCAAGTAAAAACAATTTCTTTAATAACTACAGTAGAAGAAGCTAGAGACGCTTTAGCTAATGGTTATGGTATTTCTGTTTGTTCGAGCATAGGCTTTTCATCAAAGAGAGACAACAAGGGCATTGCGAAACGGTCTAGCGGTTGGAATCATGCTATGGCTTGGATTGCTTGCGATGACACTGGAACTCGTCATAAAGAAACATTATTTCTAGTTCAAAACAGTTGGGGATCGTGGAATAGTGGGTCAAAAGTTCATAGCCAACCAGAAGGTAGTTTTTGGATAAGAGAGAAGGATGCCAGAGCAATGCTGGCACAACAAGGATCTTGGGTTTTTAGCGAAGTGGACGGGTTCCCTGCTAAAAATTTACCAGATTACGGCACAACCTCTTACCTATAGGTGTTATTATGAAACTATTAAGTACATGGCTTTTAGCCTCAAGTTTAGCAGTATTTAGCTTTCTCGGAGACAATGACAAATCAAACTTTAGACCTTACATTTCTACTAATCTCGCACAAGTCATAATGACTGAGGATGAGATTGATATTGTAGAAGAAAAGTGTGATGGTTCTGGTTGGATAACTCACGGAGATGGTCATAGAACTGAATGTCCCGGATGTTCCGCTTGCGAAAGCAAAGAGATAGAACTTAAATCAATTGTAGAGCCTGAACAAGAAGATTTAAAAAAAAAAGAATCCTCCCAAGAGTCTTCAACTTCTTTAGAAGATTCAGAGTTCTACGTTTATCATCTCGGGGCGAAATGGTGTCCTCCATGCAGAACGATGTTAAAGAAAACGTGGGTTAGCAAAAACGTCAAAGAACTTATTAAAAGTAAAAAAGCAAAGCTATTTATCTATGACGAAGCAGACCCCAAGCATAAAAAATTCTTTTCATACTACAAGGTGAGAAGCTATCCTACCGTTGTAATTGTAGATAAAGAAGCTCTAAACAAACCTCTGTATAACAAGTCTGGCTATCTAGATGAAGATGCTGCTATAAAAATTATAAACGAGGTGTTAAAAAATGATTGATGACCTTAAAGATGTAACCCCTGCCCAAAGAAGCATAGCCGAAAGAATCATCATCTTCGCTCAAGCGAAAGATGAAAATTTTTCTTTAGATCCATTTACAATTATGGCAATTTGTAATTGCATTATTTCGGTTATCAAGCTATTATATATGTGCTACTCGAAAGACAGTATTGCGTCAGCAATAAAGAATCACGGGTATGTTCATTCTATACTTCTCAAAAGAGAAATTAGAAAACACTTTAAAGACAGAAAACGTAGAAAAGTAATTTACGATAGTTTTAAAGAGGTAGGAACCTCTCTTTCAAAAATGGAGTTAATTAACTTGATGGAAAGTATATAGGAGAAATAATGAATAGCTTTCAAATTGTAATGCTTATTGGGTCAGGTCTACTGATAGCAAGCGTTATCCTTCCACCGTGTTGGCAGACCCTTAAAAAGATTATTGCCAATCAGGACTGGAATGTCGATTGGCCTGTAAATAAACCAGAGGTCGACGAAGTGTCCCGCAAACGCGACAATCCTACTTTGGTTGAGATCGTTGAATGTTGGGAATGTCTAAAGAATAAATGCGATAAAGCAAACTTAAAGGATGCTTCAGAAAGTTTAGATGAGATATTCCCGCTACTTCGCAAAGAAAATAAAGAGGGGGAGAAATAGATATGTCTAAAACAGTAAAGGTAGTCTTAGCTCTAATCTTAGCCTTATCTGCCGTTTATGGCGAGCAGATCATAGACTTAGTAAAAAAATACCCTGTAGATATAGTGAATACGCCCTCTGTTGATATAGAGGAGCCGTCACTAGAATACAAAACCTTGGTTGAAAACATTGTGTCTGTGGATATTGAACCCAAAGACGCAAAAGAATTTTCAGACTTTTACACACAACTGTCAGACATTGTACTTAATGAGCCGGGATTTATAGTTTCCACAGGCAATTTTAGAGAATTCAACATGATGGCAGGTGGTCTTAACTTTGCTGGCTTAGAGCTAAAAGGAAAGTACCCAAGTTTAGGTCAAGAAATAGATGACGCGATTAAAAACACTATTGGTTTAGAAGACTCTGCCTTGACAGACGAGAAGAGAAAAGACCTTTGTGACTGCTTAGACGCAGTGGCTTGGGGAGTTCACCAATAATGGGCATTGTCGACTCTTTAATAGCATCTTTGTTAGAAGAATTAAAAATCGAACAGAGAGACATAGACAAAGCCACCAATATTTTAGACATGATTTCCTTTACTAAAGAAGATGGGAAAGATGTCATAATCATACAGATTGGAGAGAACGTACAAGTAAAAATAAACAAATAAAGAGGCATCTAACCCCGCTTTAATGAAAATTATTGCGGGGTTTTTGTACCGACCACTTGATAATCAGAAAAAATAATATATAATACATAAAACATTTGTCATATTTAAAAGGGAATTATAATGCAGGTTACAAAGAGTAGTGGAGAACAAGAAGATTACTCTGTTGAGAAAATTCACAAAGTGGTTCAGTGGGCAACAAAAGGTATTAACGGCGTTTCATTTTCTGACATCGTAATGAACGCCAACCTTTCTTTATATGATAAAATATCTACAAGAGAAATTCACAGCGTGCTTATTAAATCTGCAAACGATTTAATTTCTACAAATTCGCCAAACTATCAGTACGTTGCTGCAAAACTTCTAAACATGCAGCTTAGAAAAGAAGTTTGGGGCGGGGATCAAGAGCCAGACTTTCTTACTTTTGTTCGTAGAAACGTAGACAAAGGTGTGTACGACTCGTCTATCGAGAAAAGGTGGACGGAACAGCAGATAGACTCTCTAGGTAAATACATCAATCATGGTCGTGATGACGTTCTTACGTATGCAGGACTACAACAGCTTATTGATAAGTACCTAGTAAAAAATCGAAGCACCGGAGTTATTTACGAGACTCCACAATTTGCTTACATGTGTATTGCTATGTGTTTGTTTGACGATATGAATGAGGTAAAAAAGGCTTATGACTGCTACTCGACGTTTAAAATCAATCTTCCTACACCTATCATGGCTGGTGTTAGAACAAATATTAGACAGTTTTCTAGTTGTGTCTTGGTTGATGTTGACGATGATCTCGATGCCATTTTTTCTTCTGTACACGCTGTCGGAAAGTATACTGCTAGGCGTGCTGGAATTGGACTCAATATTGGAAGAGTTAGACCAATCAATAGTCCGATACGCGGAGGGGAGGTCATCCACACGGGACTAATCCCCTACTTGAAGAACTTTGAGTCAGCAGTTAAATCAACATCCCAGAACGGCATCCGTGGAGGCTCTGCTACGGTTCATGTACCATTCTGGCACTATGAGATTGAAGATATTATGGTGTTGAAAAACAATGCTGGGACAGATGACAACAGGGTGCGTAAGCTAGATTATAGCGTTCAATTTTGTAAGCTATTCTATGATCGTTTAATTGCCAACGAAAATATTACTCTATTCAGTCCAGATGAAGCAAAGGGTTTGTATGAAGCGTTTGGTGACAACGAGAAATTCGAAGAGCTGTATCTAAAGTATGAGAGAGCAACATCTTTAAAGTTTAAGAAGAAGGTTCCAGCCCGACAGATTGCACAGATATACGCTCGCGAACGATTAGAAACCGGACGTATTTATAGTATGAATATTGACTCAGCAAATGCACACGGGTCGTGGGATGTACCTTGCCATATGAGTAATCTATGTCAAGAAATTATACACCCCACAAAACCAATTAAATCCATTGACGATCCAGAAGGCGAGATAGGTATTTGTATTCTGTCTGCATTGAATCTTCTCGAATTAAACAGCGAAAAGGACATTGAAGATGCTTGCCGGATTGCGGTAAGAACCCTAGAAGCAGTTATTGATTATCAAGATTACCCTGTGTTAGCTGGTAAGAATTTTACAGTCAACCGTAGATCATTAGGTATTGGTATAACCAACCTTGCTGGCTTTCTAGCCAAGAACAGGTTGGGATACGGAGATGAAGAAGCATTAAAATTAATTCACGAAACTATGGAGCAGATTCAATGGAACCTACTCAATGCAAGCTGTGAACTCGCAGAAGAAAAAGGTGCGTGCGCTAAGTTTGAAGACACAAAGTACGCAAAAGGTTTGCTACCCATTGACTGGTACAAAAAAGAGGTCGATGAGTTAGTTAATCCTACGTACAATATGGACTGGGAGGGTCTACGTAAGAGGATTAAAAAGTTCGGTCTTAGACATTCTACACTTTCTGCACAAATGCCCTGTGAATCAAGCAGCGTGGTTCAAAACTCCACCAATGGACAAGAGCCAGTGAGAAGTTACTTAACTCGTAAAAAAGCAAAAAATGGTGTGCTAAAACAGCTTGTTCCCAACTATCATACGAGAAGGAAGTATTACACGATGGCGTGGGAAATTAAAGACTGCAAGTGTTTAATGAATATGGCCGCAGTTATGCAGAAGTTTATCGACATGAGCATGAGTACAAACCTATACTACAATTATGATCATTACGAAGAAGGGAAAATTCCCTTGAGTGTTATTATCAAGGATCAAATTTACGCATACAAATACGGATTAAAAAACCTCTATTACTGCAACACACCTGATGGTGATGGAGAAGAAGAAAAAGATATGGGCTGTGAATCAGGAGCCTGTGCAATATGAGCGAGAGAAAGGTTGGTAGGGTAGGATTTATTGCATCTGCTTTTGATTTGTGTCACGCGGGACACCTGTTAACGCTAAGAGAATGTCGAGAAAAATGTGACTGGCTTATTGTTGGTTTGCAAATCGACCCTTCATCGCAAAGGTCTTTCAAAAATAAGCCTATCGAAACTGTGTTTGAAAGATATTTAAGGTTGGATCAAAACGAGAATGTAGATAAGATAATTCCTTATGAAACGGAGTATGATCTTTACGTCTTGATGCAATCAGAAAAAATAGATGTTATATTTTTAGGAGAAGATTATAAGAAGGTTGCAGACTATACAGCAAAAAAGTTACCTACACCAAAATATTTTTGTAAAAGGTACGACGGATACTCATCATCAAAACTAAGACAAAGAATTTTAACAGCGGAGCAAAACAAATGAAAACTATATTCAACACAAAAGCAGTAGATCCAATGAGCCAACCCTTATTTCTAGGTAAAGACCTTGGAGTTCAAAGGTACGATGTAATCAAGTACCCGATATTTAAATCTTTAGACAGCAAGCAAATGATGAATTTTTGGCGACCAGAAGAAATTGAGCTAAAGAAAGATAGAGGCGATTTTAAAGAGATGTCAGACAATGAGAAGTTTATCTTCACATCTAACCTTAAGTATCAGACCATGCTTGACAGCGTGATTTGTCGTGGTGTTCCTACGCTGCTTGAATATGTCACCAACTCCGAACTGGAGGCATGTTTGATGACTTGGCAATTCTTTGAGAAAATTCACTCTCAAAGCTACAGTTATATTATTCAAAATGTCTACGCGGATAGTGCCGAAATTTTTGACGGGATTTATGAAGATAAAGAAATAATGAAGCGTGCAAAAAGTGCTATTGCAGACTATAATAATTTGATGGGAATGGAAATTGATTCGACATCCAAGAAAGATTTGAAGAAACAAATCTACATGACTGTAATTTCGATTAACATTCTCGAAGCTATTCGTTTTTACGTTAGTTTTATCTGCTCTTTTGCTTTTGCGGAAAATAAAAAGATGGTAGGCAATGCAGATATTATCAAGCTAATCAAACGAGACGAAGCCCTTCACTTAACAAATACTAAAGAAATACTAAACATTCTTCATAAAGAAGAAAGCGAAGGATTCACAAAGATCGCTAAAGAGTGTGAAGAAGAAGCGATTCAAATGTTTGAAAACGCCGCTGTTGAAGAAAAGAATTGGGCATCATACTTGTTTAAAGATGGGTCAATTCTTGGTTTAAATGAGCCAGTTCTGCATCAATACATAGATTGGCTTTGTATGTCAAGAAGAAAGATGATAGGATTGCCTTATGAAAATGTTGGCAAAAATCCAATCGCTGGATGGACGCAGGGTTGGATGGAGAGCGAGAGTGTACAAGTTGCTCCACAAGAGCATGAGATCACTAGCTACAAAATTGGAGCTAGTAAGAACGACTTGGAAGATATGGATTTTGGAGATATTAAACTATAGGAGGATTATATGAACCACCCAGATCAGGTAGCTAGAATGAGCCAGTTGAAGTCGAATCAAAGAGTATCGCGACCTTTCGGCCAGCATACCAATAAAAAAAGCTATTATGCTTTAGAAGATAAGATTGTCAAATGGCACTATGATAGAAATTTAATTGAAGGAAGCACTGATAAAGATCAGTTGCTAAAACTTATCCAAGAGGTTGGTGAGCTTTCAGATCACATTTGCAAAGGCGTAGACATTTCTGATGATGTCGGGGATTGCTTAGTCGTGCTTATAAACATATGTGAAAGAAACGGCTTGTTATTAACAGAGTGTTTAGCTAAAGCATGGGACGACATAAAAGATAGGAAGGGCGAAATGCGGGACGGAATTTTCGTAAAGGAGGCCGACCTATAATTTTTTTTCAAAAGGGTTCTAAATGAAATCTAGAAAAGAGCGACGAGAAGAGAGAAAACGACCGAATCACAAGATTAGGTCTTTAGAGGCTAAGACCGAAAACCAAAGGGACTACATACGATCTATTGTTGAAAACGATATTATATTTTGCTCCGGGCCAGCAGGCTCAGGTAAATCTTTTATTGCTGCGGGCATCTCTGCCCAACACTTACATCATAAAAAGATAGAAAACATAATTGTATCTAGACCGTTGGTTTGTACAGGTAAAGACATCGGCTCATTGCCGGGAGAAATGGGCGAAAAAATTGCACCATATCTTTTGCCAATGAAAGAAAATTTAAAACATTTTCTCGGTCAGGCTTATTACGGTCTTTATTCTAATGAGGGGGCTATTAAGTACAAGCCTCTAGAAGTTATGCGTGGTTCGACTTTTCATAATACATATATGATACTAGACGAAGCGCAAAACTGCACAGAGGATCAAATAAAAATGTTCGTGTCTAGGATGGGGGAAAACAGCAAGGTAATTATCAATGGCGATGTAGAGCAGAACGACCTTCGTGGGCGTAGCGGTCTAGCTTTCTGTATGGATAGACTTGAAAACATTGAAGGAATAGGAATTTGCAAACTAGACTACGATGACATCCAAAGAAACGGAATTATCGGAAAATTTTTGAGAGCATTGGAGAATTAAATGCCAACATATATTTATGAATGTAATGAGTGCGAACACTCTTTTGAACAGTTGCAGAAAATGTCAGACGAGCCGCTTAAAAAATGCCCCGAATGTGGGAAGAATGAACTGTTTAAAGTTATAACAGGAGGTATATATGCCTGTGTTAAAAACACAAACACTGTGGGACAACTAGCAGACAAAAACGCGGAAAAATATAAAAGCATGATCAACGAGAATCAAGCAAAAAAGAAAGAAGAAGCTCCGAAGCTGGACAAACCGTTTTATCACGGCGAAGCCACACGCAAAGAAATAAACAAGATGACAAATAAACAAAGACAAAGATATATTATGGAAGGTAAAAAATGAAAGAACCGCAAGACATTTCGCCTAATTTAAACCACCAGTTATATATAAGCTCTGCCGACTATATAGAGCAGAATAATACTGCTAGTTTTAATTTTAACAAGTCTGGAAAAAAAACTGATTCACCAAAAGAAAAAGTTTTCGGAAAAATTGTTGTAAATAACGACAAATCTAACTATTATATAAGAGTCCACCAGAGTGTTCCTTACGACCCACTGGGGACATACGGAAAAAGAGAACAGTATCTAGAAACAAAAATGGTTAAAACATCTCAAAGCACATTTGATTTTTACATGCTTTATCTACAAACTAAAAATACAATTTACATGTCAAAAGCTAGAAGGGGACTAACCAATGGTTAAAAAAGGGCCACTATCAAAAAAAGACAAAGAAATTATTTCGGAATCTGCGTCTTCAAAAACTGTAGAAGAACTAGCAAAATCTTTAAACAGAGCAGAGGCAACGGTAAAAAAGTATATTGATAAAATTAAAGAGCAAAAACCAAAAAAAGCGTCTCTGACTCTTGACCAGTTTGCAAGAAATGACAGAGGCTCTACTGTTATGACTCAATCTGCTTCAGAAAGGGCAGAGATGGTTAAAAAAACTGGGATGCCGACCAGAACCAGACAGTGCGTCACAAGCATCAGAGAGGTTCATAATAAACGATGACAAATCAAGAATGGATTTCTAAATACCGATCCAATAAAGAAGCTGTGTGGATCAAATGCGAGCTTACAGATGGCTCCAAGCATTACCATGATCATTTCTCTGGGTGGATAAAAATTAAGGAGCTGTGTAACGAAAATTCATGCTTCATCAAAGATTTAAAACTTTCATACAGATCGCACGAAGTCAATATTGACGTAAAGGACGCAGATGCAGTTTACTTAATCAGGTCGTCTATGGGTCAAATGGGGCATAAAACTAAAAACATGTACACAACAGGTGTGTTAAAAAAAGATGTTATGTACAAAAAGATGTGGCTCATACCAGAACTTGTTGTTGAAAAAGAACTTGAAGATAAACTTAGCGAATGTTTTGAACAGGCGATAATTTATAATGAAAAAAAGAAATCGAACAGATAAGAGTAAGTACAAGCACGAGTCTACTGGAGATTATTGTACCTGCGCCGCTTATGTAGCAGAAATAATGTGTAAAAAAAACGCAGAGAAAAAGAACCAAGGATCTCTGCCTTACAAGTTTTGGAGCAAAAAGCCTTGGGACTGGACTTTTAAACGTCAACTTTTTGTCGCAAACAAACTGCTTAAAACGTACTCAGAAGAGGCTTTGGTAAAGGCGGTTAACTCAAATGATTTCAAAGGTATATTTTCTTTAAATCATCCGAAAGTTGTGAAGGTTATAATCAAATATGAAAAACTAATTAAAAGCCAAAAATCTCAGCCAAGACAAGAAATTGAGGTTAAAGAAAACCCAACTACTAGGAACAAGGGTTACGGCAATAAAAATAACTTACTTAACAAATTGAGAAGGATTGAAAATGGCAAAGAGAAAAAAGAAGATTGAGTATGATGATCCGACAATAGCGACTTTGTGTGCGAAATATGGGAATGTTATTGAGTCTGGCACAAAGGTGTTAGAGTCTCTGGAAACGTATGATACCATTAGTGTTAGTCCAGCATTGGACATGGCACTCGGTGGTGGACTTCGTGAGGGTCAGGTTGTTGTAATGACTGGCGACCCAAAGACTGGAAAGACAACGACCGCCCTGTATGCTGCTGCCAAGGCACAAGCCAAAGGTAAAAAAGTATACTATCTAAATACCGAAGGTCGTCTGACCAAGCAAAACTTTCGTGGCATCAAAGGTTTAGATATTGATGCTATTCAAGTTGTGCAAGCTACAGACGACACCCCTATCGTATCTGCTGAGACATATCTTAATATCATGGAGCGACTTCTTAAAGAAGAAGAGAACTTGTTCTTGATCTGTGACTCTACATCTAATATGGTTCCACAGGACGAGATTGATGGAGAGATCCGCACAGGTGTCCGTAACGCTCTGCCACGCTTGTTGTCTATGTTCTTCAAGCGTATCAGCGGTGACGTATCACGTATGAAAGCTATCGCCGTGTTCATTACTCACAACATCGCCAATACTGGTGGATCACGCTTTGCACCCAGCAAGATGGCAGACTGTGGCAACATGCTACAGTTCCAAGCTGGAACCAACATGGTTATCACACACCGTGGCAAGTGGGAAGTACCCAAAGAGTCAGGCAATCACGTTGGTCAAGTTGCTAACTGGGTAATCAAAACCTCTGCTGCTGGAGGGATACCGAACACCAAAGCTGCAAGCTGGATTAAGTATGGCGTAGGAATCGACGAGGCTCAAGAGCTTGCACAGATAGCTACAGATTTTGCTCTCATTCAAGCAAAGGGTGCATGGTACACAATATCTTGCTTAGTCGATAACCGAACGAACCCAATCGTTGCTGCATATTTATCAGATAAAGATGTAAAGGCAGAGGACGAAGAAGCTGTAAGTAAAGCGTTTAAGTTTCAGGGAATGGAAAAGCTGGTAAACTTCCTAAATGACAATCCTACCTTGTTAGACTTTATATATGATGAAGTTAAGGATTTGCTCTCATGAAAGTTGTTGGGCTAAATGGTAGAGAGTATAATCTCGACACCAAGAAATACCTCATAAGCACTCGGATTAGGCGTAGCTTCTATCATTTACAAGCTAGGGAACTTATAGTGGAGCTATTTCATCCCTATCAGGTGCTTGAAGAAGTTACGCTTCCGGGTTCTTCTATGAAAAGATCCAAATTAGCCCTTGACTTTTTGATTCCATCGTGTACAATAGGTATTGA